CCGCTTCGGGCAGAGTCGGGGGCTCGTCCTGCCCCTCTCGTCCAATCATCACCGTAATCTCTCTCATGGCATGCCTCCTGTGACCGCCTTGTCGTAGAGGTAGACCGCGACGGCGGCAATCGCGATCATGACGAGGAGCGCGACACGCAGGATGCGGTTCTCGCGTTCAAGCGCGTCGATAAGCTCCGCATTAGTCTCCGTCGCGTCGATGACTGGTGCGGGTATAAATCCCCCGCACCGCTCACAGTGCATGGGTCGCCTAAACGGGTCGCTGACGGGGATGGGATAGGTGCAGTAGCATCGCCCCGAAATCCATCGTCGCCAGCGACGCTCTTGCGCGTCATCCATCATCGCGTCTTGCGCCACTATCTCGTCTCGCTCATGCATCGTCGTCCTCCCATTCGATGTCTGCATAGTCTGCATGCTCGTCGGGCTCCTCGGCGCGGTACTGCTCCGCACGCGCTGGTGCCTGCTCCACGCGCACTAATGGCGGGTTTATGGCGCGGTCGCGGTTTCGCAGCTCGCCCACGATGGCGAGCTGTCGCGCCTGCGCGAATGTCAAGTCTGATACCGCGCTCACGCCGAGATTGGTCAGCACTTGTCTCATCTCGTCGGCGCTGTAGAGTGCGCGGAGCTGTTCGCGCAGTAGTCGCGCCTCCTCGTCGCCCTGCGCGATGAGTTCGCGCACAGGGCGATCGTCGCGCGAGAGTATCTGCTCCCACGCTTCGGCGTCGACGGGTTCGAGACTTGACGCCTCGTCAGGGTCGAGCAGCCCCATCACCACATCGGGGGCTATAATGCGTAAGGCATCACCTATCGCACGCCATCGGAGCATCTGGCGCGGATAGAGCCGCCAGTTGCGCTGGTCGGCTAACCCCGCGCGGCGAGCGTCGTCGAGCGTGTATGTGACCGTGACGCGCTCGCCGTCGCGCACCAGCGTCACGGTGACGGAGCTTCCGTTCTCCGCCTCTTCGAGCGTCTCGACGCGCACGCCCGCTCGCTGACGCGCCATCGCCAGTTGCAATTGCACCGTCATGCACAAGCGCCCGCGAATGAACGACATCGTTCGCAGGGCCTGCAACGGCTGCAGCCCCATCTCCTGCCCTGCGGCGATGATAATCATCGCCTGCGGGTCGTTGATGTCAGGGGGAATCATCCCAGCTGCCCTCGCCATTCGGATGGTCTCTATCGGGTTCATCACACCACCTCCATGAGCAGGTCGGCGACAACCTGCTGCGTGTCCTCAGTCTCTAAATCATCTCGCATCTGTTGCATCAGCGCGAGGTAGTGGTCGAGATGTCTCTTCACTTCCTGCAGGCGCTTCAGGCTCTTCTCCTTCCGCGCCTCGGACTTCGCAGCTTGGAAGGCACGCTTGAGCTGCTCCATAAGCGCAGTCAGTAACTTGACTGCGTCTTGGGCAATCTCGCGTGCGATTTCGGATTGCGGGTCGACTTCGATTGTGCGGACTCGCCCGCCTTCGCGCTGAATCGCATCGAAGACTGGTCTGAGTTCATCGTAGGCGTCAGGCGGCAGGTAGTACGCGCCGCCCGCTGCTCGGACAGATACGCCACCCAGCCACTCGATGCGCTTGACGATGGCGGGCGTGAGTGCGAGCGCATCGAATTCAAGCGGGAGCGTCTCAAGCGCAAGTCGAGTCTGGTCGTCTCGCGCTTCCACGACCGCCATCGAGGGATACTCGATGACGCCGAGTCGCTCTGCGCGAAAGTCGGGGGTCAGCGAGTCCCTGAACTCGCATCGCAGGGCAGTCATCACTACCACGCCATCGAAGGCGCGGTAGAACAGGAAATCCGCGTCGGTAAGTATCCCACAGTCCCGCAGGTGCTTCTGCCACCTTAGCTGGTGGCGGTAGACCGTCGGCGTCTTTAATAGCGACCTTAGCTCTGGGCTCTGCGGATAACCCATGCCCCGCAGATCCCAAGTCACAATCACTCCCGTTGCAAAGTTCCGTTCCATCATGTCTCCTCCTCGGCTGGTCTCCAGCCTACCCATATTATACCCTGTCGGAGATGGGAAAGTCAAGTCCCCGTCAGGGTAATTCGGTCAGTTTCGCAGCGGTCGCGCGGTTCTGGATTTCGGCGACCGCGCGTCGCTGCTGGCGCAGGATCTCCTGCGCGTGTCGCTGGTGCCCCTCGGCGCGTGCGCGGAGCCATCGCTCGATGCGCTCCAGCCAGCGCATTAGCGCAAGCACGCGCGAGGGGTAGCCATTCAACTTGTCGACGATATCCTCGGCTTCCTCGCGCAATCTGTTGCTGTAGAAGCACACATTCCGCTTGCTTCCCTTGAAAGTTGTTTCGATTGCGTCAGTCTGAGGCTCATCAGACATATAACGCGTAGCGGGGTAGGCGAACTGCACCCCGCCAATCCGCAGCTCGAATCGCTTCAGCCGCCCACGCGGCACGCGCGGGAAGGTGTGCGCCTCATATGCTTTGCGTGCCTCGTTGCAGGCTTGCAAGGCAGCCTGCAGGGCAGTAACCATCGCCTCTCTTAGTTTGGGCTCACTGATCGATGACCACCTCCTTGACCCACGCAGGCGTGTTGTCTCGTCGCCCGCGCGGGGTGATGACGGCGATGACGGGGATGCGCGTGCGCGGTGATGCGCCCCAAGGCGTCTCGCCGTCAGTGATGACCACCACCAACTGTGGCGGTCGCGACTTCGGCTTCGCGTCGACGACCTCGCGCACAAGGTATCCCATGTCGGTGCCGCCGCCGCCGCGCACCTTGCCGAACGCCTTCACGGCTTCCGCTGCCGTTCGCACGCGAGCCTCGGCGCGAATTCGCGTGTCGCCGAACACGACGCGCATCTCGGCGACACCGCCGCGCTTGAGTATCGCCTGCACCTCGCGCAACGCGAGCCCCAGCTCGCCGTCGCTAATCGAACCGCTCGTGTCGACGATGACGGCGACATCGAGCATCGGCTGGCGGAGCGTCGGCAGGACGACATCTGGAATGGCGCTCTGCCGACGGTGGGGACGCGCGTAGGAGTAATCGAGGCGTCCGACGTCGTAAGTGCGCCCTCGCGCGATATACCGCGCGAGTATCCGCTGCCACGGCAGGGGTTTGTTCTTCGTGGCAGCCTCGTACCGCCGCATCATATTCGCGCCCTGACCGCCGCGAGTCTTAGCATACTCGGCGGCGGCGCGGAGCGTCGCCTCGATAAGTTGGTCGACCTCCACCTGAGAGACAGACTCCTCGTCTGTCTCCCACGGCGCGGGTCGCCCCGACGCCGCGGAGCCTTGTTGCGACTGCGACGATGACGACTCGGGCGCGGGGTCGCTGTCGCGTGCGTTGTCGTCGCCCGCTTGGTCGGACGGACGCTGCGCGTCGCACGCGCCGTTCTGTGCGCCGCTCGCTCCGCCACTCTGCCCTGACGAGTCGCCTGCGTTTGCGCTCGATGTTTGAGGAGATGAGTCGCCGCGGCTGCGACCACGCGCACCGCAGGTCTGGTCGTTGCCATCCCCGTCGGCGGGCGTGCCCGCGCCCTGCGACGAGCCTGATGCGTTCGCAGACGAGCCGTCGTCATTAGTAGCAGAGGGAGTCGGCGCGTTAGCGGATGCGCCGACGCGCCCATCCGAGCCTTGCTCGGACGAGGAGTCCGCGACCGCGCCAGTCGACCCCGCGTCCGAGTCGCCCTCTTGGTCGCCCTCTTGCGCGACCCGTGACTGACATGAGTCCGCCTGACTCAACATATCGAGGAGCGCGAGGGCGTACTCTTCGGCGGTACGCCCCGCCTCCAGTCCCATCTGCTGTGGGAGCGTCCAGTCGGAACGGCTCCCATACTCACCCGCGAGGTCGTCGTCGATTTCCATCGCAGAGGCGACCTCCGCGACTTCGCGCGGCAGCGACTTGAGACGCCGCGCGTGGCGACGAATCAGTCGCTCGACCTCGCGGCGGAGCTGGATGACGAGAGTCTCCAGCTCCGTCTGCTCAACGAGGGCTGGGTTGTAATACAGCACCCAGCCCTCGCTGGCGGCGAGGGCGTGCGGGCACGCCTCGCTCGCCACCATGCGCAATCTGATCGTCGCTGTGGCGAGGTACGGGCGCTGCTTCATTAGCCCGTACCGCGCCGCCTGTACCTTCTGCTGCGGTTTCATCGTGTCGCCTCCTCGACGGCGCTCATGAACTCCGTGAATCCCGACAGGTCTGGCGTGCCGTACAGCGAGCGACCTCGCTTCAGCAGCCGACCTGCCGCCAGCGCAGCGAGGTCAGTCGCCGTGTTGGCGACGGCGCGGAGGACTTCCCACGCCCTCTCCCATGCGTCTGGGGATTCTATCGCCTCCGTCGACTCCGCCAGCGCGGTGAGTTCGGCATGGGCGATGTCGCCTCGGCTTGGCAACCGATAGGCTCGCCCCAGCGCGAGAATCTCGCTGGGTTCACGCAGGTCGAGGGTCGTCACCCAGCTGGCGAACTCGGCGGCAGGCGCGTCGCCGACAAGCGCCGCGGCAAGGTCGCCTGCCGCGCTGGGATCGAGAAACGCCGCCGCCCACGCACGCGAGAACAAGTCCCAAGTGCGTGGCGAGGCGAAGCGTGTCTCCTCGCGCGACGAATCGTATGTGTAAAGGAGATTGGGGCGTCGCGAGATGAACGCCGCGACTCTCGCGCGGGCGCGAGACCATATCGTCTCATCCACCCCCTCCAGCTGGGGCGGGTTGCCCCAGTACGAGGGGAAGTGGCGTACCCACTCGCCTGCATCCAGCTGGAACTGGAGATGGGCGAAGCGGTTGGCGAGCGGGGGTGCGAGTTCCCACCCGTTCGCAGCCATTTCAGGTGGATTGGCAGCAGCGACGACGCGCACGCCTGCGGGCAGGCTGTGTGCGCCGACCTTGCGCTCCAGCACCAAGCGCAGCAGCGCCGCTTGCACCGTCGGCGGCGCAGTAGTCAACTCGTCCAGAAACAGGATGCCCTGCCCTTGTTCCTCGAACTGGTAGACCCAGTCGGGGGGTGCGAAACGCACGCCCCCGTTGTGCAGCACAGGCAGCCCGTTGAAATCGGTCGGGTCGTGCAGGCTGGCGATAATCTCGATGAGTTGCCAGCCCTGCTTGCTCGCCACGGCTCGAATGTGAGCCGTTTTCCCCACGCCAGGGGCGCCCCACACGAGGGTGGGGACGCCAGCCTGTATCATCGTTTCAAGCACCTTCATCGTATGCCTCCTCATCAATGGGAATGGGCTCCATGATGACGGGCTCCGTCAGCATGAGGAGTCCGTAGAAGGGCAGCTCCCAGTCGTCGGGCTCATCGTCGCCGACGATGGGCTCTCGGTAGTCGAGTACCATCTTCACGAAGTCCTCATACGCAATCTCGCTGAAATACAGCTTGTGCAAGACGCTCAGCGCGTCAGAGCGTTCGTAGTCAACGAGTATCTGAGCAACTTCGAAGAGCAGCTCAGATGTCACATCGTTGATGTGACCGCGCAGTTCATCCGCGTTCAGCTTCTCGTCACGATAGTCGCACAGCGACCTAATAGCCTTGACGGCTTCGACTATCTCGTTCAACATCCGCA